AAGGAGTACCTGTCCCTGGAGTATATGTTTTTGTAGATACAGTGAAACCTGTTGTTGTTACTGTTGTAGTTGTTGCATCTCCCCAATCAATGACTATATTCTGAGTCCCTGATGTTCTAGTAAATGTAGTTGTTATCTGACATGATGCATCTCCTAAATCACAAATTAAAAACTGAACCTCATTGGCAGCATCTGTAATAACTGGCCAATCTACAGGCCTTACCCAATTAGATGGGCCTTCAACTCTACTAAAATAATTCTGTACAGGTAAATTAAATGCCATGATTAAATGGTTGGGAATATAGTTACTTCTCCTAAGATATTACTTTGAGGAGGAAACAATGAAAAGAAAGTACAACTACCTGATGCTACAGTCACTTGAGTTTGCATACCGCAAGTGGTTACTTCTAAATAGCTTGTGTTATCAGGTGTAAAATCAACCCTTGTATTTGTAGTTATATTGACATTTGAAAATGTATAAGTATAAAATCCACCAGACAACACCCAGCTTGCAGCAGTTAATGTCTGAGCCGTTAACTTTATAATAGATGAACTACCACCGCCATACTGCGGAATGTTCAACGTAGCACCTATTAAAGTAGCTGCGCCACTTGTTCCCGTTGTGGTTAATGTTAAAGTATTAGATATAGTTTGATTAGGATAAGCTCCTGTTATACTAATACCTGTTCCTGCTGTTGGATTATATTGTGCAGGAATAGTAGGGAATGTGGCTAAAGAACCGTCTCCTCTTATATATTGAACAGTAGTACCTGTAGGTATTGGAAAGTATAAAGAGTTATATGTGGGAATACCATTATTCCAAACTACTGATGGATTAGGATATGTTCCTGAAAGATCTCCTCCTGCAGGTCCCGTAGGAGATCCTCCGCCTCCTCCACTAATTGTTTTAATTTTACCGTCCTTACTTACAATTGTGATAGAAGACTCTCCAAAAGTATTACCGTCTTTATCTATTTTACTAATCATAAGATTACATTTCTGTAAGAACAATTAAATAAGTAGTTCCTGCAACAGAACTAGTTATTATTAATTTATCTTGAGGTTTTAGTGGATATTTTGTAGTATCAAATACAGTATCTCCAGCATCAAGATCTAATTTACATAAACTAATAGTATTTCTTGCTTCAGAATCGTATCGTTGTATATCAATAGAATATGCAATAGAATTATTAAACATTAAAGAATCTGTTTTATAACTCTTATTATTAAAAGCAGAAAATATTGTGTTATTTCCTACCGTTAATATTCCTTGTTTTACAACATTCATTATTACTCTCCTTTTTTAATTATCTACTTATTTCTTCCCAGTCTATTGATGCAAGAACATTACCTCCACCGCCACCAACATCAGAAGCAACCACAATAGTAAGTTCAAATGGTGTTGATGTTAATGCATTTCTTTCAAGCTGTGTTTTAAAAAGTGCTTCTTTAAGAATATCAACTTGAGTTGATCCTTGGTTTGACACACTAAAAAACCCACTTGCAAGTATTCTACCCCCTGTAAATGAGGATCCAGTTATATTGTAATCAACAGAAGACCCTCCTGGTGCTGGTAACCAACTACCTCCTGTAGTAGTTCCTGATGCTACTACCTGCCAATTATAATTACCTGCGCTAGTTGCTATTACAGAAATTGCAGTACATATTATTATACTATCTAATCGATTAGGTGATGTTTTAAGACGTAAACTTATTGTAGGATAAAATGTCCCTGCTACTGGTAAGTTTCTTGGAGTTGTTACAGGTATTCCAATAGCTTGTTGTAACCCGTTAAGTTGATATCCTCCTTCAGATAAAACCGTAGAGCATATCTGTTTCAAAGTACTAGCACCACTTGTATTTCCTGTATTTGTTATCTCATACCTTAGTGGTAATGATGCTGTTGTAATGTATGTACTAGTAATAATGTTAGCGTGATGAAACTTATGGCATACATAGAAGTTTCCGTTTATAACAAATCCTATTCTAACCGTACCTACGCCTAACCATTCCAAGTCCATAAATAGGATCTGTGCCTTTGTTAGATCCAGTGTAACACCACTAGGACCTGTCCCATTCATTTTATCTACGTTCCAACTTGCCTGTGCAACTGGAGTATTTATTACTGCTCCTGATACAAAACTTCTTTCAACAAAACTTACAGTACTATTGTTAAGTTCTAGATAGTATCCGTTATTTGATCCATAGTAACCAACTCTTTGTCTGAGGTTGGTTTTAGCGGAACTCATTACAAATGTTGAAAGTACAAGCAAACTCTTGCCAGGCTGATACGAGAACACTTTAGTTGTCTCTCTAACAACCTCAGAGCCTGATGCCGCTGTTACAGCTAAATCAACTAGTCCTTGAGCAGAGTTAAATGTAGCAGTACCACTTGTAGCAGTAGCTGTGGACCACAGTTCGTTATCATCAAATCTATGACTTGAATCAAATAATGTAAAAGGTTCACTTACTCTTAATCTTCCAAATGCATCTGCAAGCATAGGAAGATTAGTAAGAATATTAGAATTTGATGCTGCTATTGTAGATATGGTTGTACTCATGCTTCAAATGGGTTTGGAGTTGGCTTTGGCTCGTATGGAATCAAAGGAAGTTCTTTTACCCATAGAAACTCAGGAGTCACACATTGGTCTATTTCTTCTACTGAGATAATCCAATTATCGTTCAAGTCCTGAATAGGATTGAAATACGAATCCTCGTCATATAACTGACCTAATAATTCGTCTTTTTGTACTTCTGTTAATAGTCCTACTTGTATCATACGTTTCTAAAATTACTTAATATTTCCACAAAAGTTTCGTGAGGATAAGCTCCTTTGGCTTTATTTGTCCATACGCAAACAAAATGGACATTTCCTTCAACATAACCTAATTCGCTATCTATTCTATCTAAAGAAACAAGATAGGGACTTGAAGTCATATCTCTTTTTTCATTATAAGTTCTTGGGCAAAGCATATTCATATTAGTATATGCACACTTAAAATCTTGTTGCTCTAACAATTCTTGCAGATATTCAATACTTACTTCAAAAGGATAATTTCTTGATTTAGCATTTGCCCTCCATCTACCAAATAAAGCATTATGAATATTTTTTGTCCCTCCTTTATTACAATTTCTTGGTTGCCTTTTTCCGCTTGCCCATACTTTTTTAGTTATACTTCCTGAGCCTACTTCTCTATTTACATTATTCCTGTCAAGAATCATTCTTACTTTTTCAGCACCTATCTTGTATTTTTTACCTAATGCTGTTTGAGTGGCTCCATTTAAATAATCATTGCACAAATCATCTTCAAAAGAAAATCTTAATAGATTAATATTTTTATACATTTCAGTCTTGCCAAGTATAGCAATGCCGTGCATTTTTAAAACTCTCCTTACTCTATCAGTTGTTGCATTCAAATCCTTTGCAATTTCATGCATAGGTTTTTTACCATAGTTTGACTTTATATAATCAACATCTAATGGCTTCATATTATTCCATCTTCCCATTAAACAAATATACAACAATGTAAGCATATTATCAAGGGATTTGGCGATTTAAACTCGTTTGAAATGCTTGTACAGCCGTGTAAAAATTAGCTGCTTCGGTGTCGGTTAAGCCGTCTGAAATGTATTGAAATGCTCTTTCTCTGTTTGAAAAATTTGTAGCTGTTCCGTTGTTATTTCTTGCAGCAATGTAATAGTTAATAAGAACATTTGTTGATAAATTAATTATACTATTAGACCATGTATTTGTTAAAACACCATTTCTAAATCTTTTTAATTGATTAGATGCTTGATTCAACGAATGCAATCCTCTTGTGTCTCCACCTAAAAAAGAAAATTCACCACCTCCATATCTTAGGTAGCCGTTTGTATCTAATCTTGGATAATCGTAAATATTTCCAGGACCTTGATTTACACCGAATTCATTACCGCTAATACTATTTGTTCTCAAATAATATCCCCAATTAAAATTTGTATAATCTGAATTTGATGGTTGAAATTTAGTATCAGCAAAAGCATTTGTACCATTCGGCAATGCCCCGTTAGCTGAATGTGTCCACCCTCCATTAAACACTAACCTAAACGCCGCATCAGTGTCAAGTGGGTTTTTAAGGTTAAATTT